CTTTCGATGGGTCAAGTAATATTGATTTACCCGGTGTAAATACACCCGGTGATCAAAATACATCTGGAACAGCTGCTCTCGCAACACAATTTACTGTTTCAGCTAATAATTCAACTAATGAAACAGTATTTCCTGTATTTGTAGATGGAGCTACAGGATCTCAAGGTGCAGAAACAGATACAGGTTTATTTTATAATCCATCAACAGGAAAATTAACCTCAGAATCACTTAGTGCAAAAGGTAATACAAACAGTAAGGGTGGAGTAATAAATTTATCTACAACAGATACAGCAATAACTGCAAATGAAATATTGGGCACAATAGAGTTTCAGGCTCCAGATGAAGCTAATGGAAATGATGCTTCTCTTGTAGCTGCAGAAATTAGGGCAGTGGCAGAAGAAACATTTAATGATACCAGTAATGACACTAAATTTGAATTTATAACATCAACAGGAACAGCGATTACAAGTAGCACTGATCCTGTAGTAACTATTTCTAGTGCAGGTGATGTTACCGGAAATAATTTTATAATATCTTCAGATAAAAGATTAAAGTCTGAAATAGAACCTATTAAAGAAGGGTTAGAAGTTATAAAACAATTCACCTCTTACAATTATATTAAAGGTGGTGAAAAAGAATCTGGATTTATAGCACAAGAAGTTAGAGAAGCAATACCTCATACAGTATATGAAAATAATGAAGGTTATTTATCTATGAGTGATAGAGGTGTTGTTGCTCACATGCACAAAGCAATACTTGAATTAGAGAAGAGATTAATATCAATAGAAGAAAAACTTAAGTAATATGAGTGTACCTGCAAGTGGTAGTTTTAGTATGTTTGGTAATAGTGACAACACAACAATTCAAGGTGCTATAACGCAAGGAGGAGGATCTGTTGCTAGTGCTGATGACTTTAATGAATTAATAGCTGCATCTACAACTAGTTTTAGTAGTCCTAATAATTTATTATTTCATCCTGCAAGCAATGGAGGAACTGATGTCACTAATATAAATCAAATAAATAACGCATTACAATACAGGCTTTACCCGGCTTTTTTTATGCAATTATGTTATCATCAAACTAACTCTGAAACCGCTTGTGGTTGCGATTCTACAGATTCATCAGATAGTTTATCTGGAGATTATTATATTGCAATAACTACCACAACAGGAGTTTTACAGTCCTCAATTAATATAACAAAAACAGACGGATCAGTTGCCCCAACAGGTTTTTATAAATTTGGTTCAGGAGATGCTGGAGGGACTATTGTAAGATTTTGGAATAGCACAACTGGTGTTTTTGGCAATCTTGCTAGTTCAGGATTTGGAATAAGTAGTGTATTTGTCCCAACACCAAACGTGGGAGGATCTGGAGATTTAAGTGGATTTGATCAAAACAGTACAACACTACCATCATCTTGGTCTTGTGCAAATGGAAGAGTTATATTAGTTAGCCTTTAAAATTAAAAAATAAACTATATATGTAATAGTAATATCAATAAGTATAATTAAATTAAATTTAAAACAATGAGTAAAGTAGAAAAAATAAAAAAAGAACAGTTAGAGTTTTTACAAACACTAGTTAAACAAATCCAAAATGGTCAAAATCAAATTGGTCAAATTGAAACACAGAAGCATACTTTGTTACATCAAATAGCTGAAGTACAAAAAAATCTTAAAGACTTTCAAGATAATTTAGAAAAAGAGTATGGCAAAGTTTCTGTAAGTATTGTTGATGGTACTATAACCAAACAAGAATTAAGTGAGTTAGCAACTGGCAAAAATAAAGAGGATAGAACTGTTAAAACAGAATTTGAAGGTGGTGGTGAAATATTTAATGAAAAACCAGATTTAGAAGGAATCAAAGAGCTTGAAGGAGAAGGAGAAATAGGTAAGGATTACGAGTTTGAAAAAGCAAAAAAGTGAGTAAGCTAATACGTAAAATTAGTATTGGTAAAGATTATAAAAGTGAATCCATGCATTACTCCGTAGGTCAAGAGGTTTACGGAGGGCATAGGATTTGTGATATAGTTGAAGAAGAAGAAGGGTATGATATTTTTATTAAAAAAAATAACAACGTTATTATCTGGAAAAACTTTAACAAAAACATGGCTATATCGGTGGAATATAATCTAGAGTATTAATGAGGAGTATATATGACTTCATAATATCACCTAAGTCATCTCGCTATAATAATACTAAAAAGGTTGGTGATAAAAATCTTATAATTAATACTGAAATATATAATCATCAGTATGTCAGTAGGAACGCTATAGTTAAATCAATACCCATAGCTACACCCACCAAAATACAAGTAGGTGATGAAGTAATTGTTCACCACAATGTATTTAGGAGGTGGTTAGATATTAAAGGTATTGAAAAAAATAGTAGAAGCTTTATAGATGAAAATACTTATTGTGTAAAGCAAGATCAAATATTTTCATACAAAAGAAAAGACAAATGGTTACCAGTAGATGGTTATTGTTTTGTAAAGCCTGTAAAAAATAAAGATACATACTCAAACCAGCAAGAGAAAGAACTAGTTGGAGTTATAAAGCAAGTTGATACTAACCTTAAAAACTTTGGTATTAAAGAAAATGATTTAGTAGGGTTTATACCTAATAGCGAATATGAGTTTGTTATTGATGGTGAGAGATTATATAGGGTTTTAAGTAACCACATTTCAATTAAATATGAATATAAAGAAAACGAAGAAGAGTATAATCCAAGCTGGGCAAGTAGCAGTTGAGGAATTAATTAAAGTAGCTAAAGAAGCTATAGTTGATTCAGATGATGATATATCGGCAGATAGATTAAAAAATGCTGCTGCAACAAAAAAACTTGCTATCTTTGATGCTTTTGAAATACTCAACAGAATAGAAGAAGAAGAAAATATATTAGAAAACAAAATACCACTCGATACAAATCAAAGTATATCATTTAGTGGTTTTGCAGAAAGAAAGTCTAAATAAAAAAATATGGCAACATTAACAGCAACATTAACATTAGCAAGTACAGACATTACTTCAGATGCTTTAAGTTTATCTGTAACAGATTCTTTAACAGTAACAGATCCCATAATAGGATTAAGTAAAGTAGCAGCTACAACTACAGGCAATGAAACAATAATATTGGCATCACATTCTAGTATTAGATATTTGTATTTAAAGCACACCGGAGTTGATGCAAGTGATTCTGCAGTAACATCAACATTAGAAGTTGAAATAGAAAATGGAAAATCTTTTGGAGAATTAAGTGCAGGTGAATTTATGTTTGTTCCAATAGGTCAAAATAGTGGTTCAGTTGCGGTACAATTAGAGGCTTCTGCAAATACAATAGTTGCTGAATATGCTTTCTTTACAAAAGGATAATATATGTATAAACAAACCTTATATAAGGTTGTAACTCCAATTAAATTAAATACAATAGCAAGACTTAACAAGTCTAAGAAATGGGAGTATGGTTATAACAAAGAACATGATATTGTTGTAATTAGTAAGACCGGTCAGATTGGGGATATATATGAGATACAAAATCTTAAGATAGCCTTACCCAAACAAAGCAATGTTATTAAGTTTAAAAGTAATAAATGGGAGTACACTGAATACCCTAAAGAACTTAGTAAGATAAAAACAATCTTTGATTGGAAAACATACTCCAATGACTTTAAAGAAAAATATATAGGATACATAGAGAATGAGTTTAAAATTAGAGAAGAAGGTTTATGGTACTATAATAGGGGTGTTCCTACTTATATTACTGGCACTCATTACATGTACTTGCAATGGAGTAAAATTGACGTTGGAAAACCAGATTATCGTGAAGCCAATAGATTATTCTACATCTTTTGGGAAGCCTGTAAAGCCGACTTTCGATCTTACGGGATGTGTTATCTTAAGAACAGACGATCCGGCTTCTCATTCATGGCGTCTGGTGAAACTGTCAACCTTGCGACCATATCCAGTGATGCGAGGTACGGAATACTGTCCAAGTCCGGTCCCGATGCGAAGAAAATGTTCACCGACAAAGTGGTGCCTATATCCGTCAACTATCCGTTCTTCTTCAAACCAATACAAGACGGTATGGATAGACCAAAAACAGAACTCGCTTTTAGAGTTCCAGCATCAAAACTTACAAGACGGAGT